CAGTATAACCTGCAGGTATGGTATATAAGCACATTAAAGTTTGACCATTACCTGGAGATATAGTTGCAGCAACATCAACTCCACCTGTATAAGTAACTGTAATTGTACCTTCATTATTTCCAAAAGACCCTGCTGTTTCCACAGACATTCTAAAAACTCTTAAAAATTGTTGTGTTGTAGTAACTGTGTTTGTACCATCTAAATCAACAGTTTCTTCTACAAGAGCATAAGAAGAATCAAGTCCTTGTATTCTTAAAGTTCTTGCAGCTGTTCCTACTACATCATCGTTAGCATTATCACTGACTACATCAAGAGTAGCTTGAGCTGTTTGCCAAGGATAGTTGTTTCCTGTTTCCCAAATAGTTTCAAAAGAACCTGAACCAATACTAGAATTGTATCCAAATTTATTAATCATAGAATAACCAGGAACTTTACCTTGTTGAACTGCTAAATAAAATGGAATGTCACCAACTGTACTTCCACCTGTTATTGGATTGACATTATTACAAGACATTAATATCTCGCGTTAAACCAAGAAACACGTTCTATTTCTTGTTTTAAATCTTCTTGAAAAGAAAAATTTAATTGGTTCTTTAATGTTTCTAAAGATGCGTTTAGTTGTCTTTGGTTGGCAGCATCGTATTTATCTTTAGGTTCAGGTATTTGTACCGTAATCTTAGCCATGTAATGCTTTACCTCTTTCTTTTGAAGAGAAACCTGGAGAAGAAGTTACTTGTCCTCTTTTTCTATCCGGTATACTTCTATCTTGACCACCGCTTATAACTCTTTGTGCCATTGCTTTTTCTTGATCAGCAAATGCATTTTGTTGTTGACGTTGTAAAGTTTCCGCAGCTTTTTGTTCTCGTTTAGCAGCTAAATAATCAGACATTGTCTTAGATCTTCCAAACAAACTTGATTGCATTTGTGTATTTATATTTTGTATAGCTCCTATAGGATTAATTTCTGGGCCACCCATAAAACCAGATGCTAGACTAGCTAAACCTACAAACTGGTTTCCAGGAATTACAAAATCTAATGCTTTTTCCAAAACTTTTGATTTCAACCCTTCATTACCTATTTTTTTTAATGCATAATTTCTTATTCTGTCTTTTGCTACATTAGTTGCTAGTTCTTTCAAAGTTGGTAACTCTACAGGACCTGGTTGAGGTGTTAAATTTATATCTTGATTTACCATCGGTTGGTCTACAACAGAAAAAGAAGGTACATAACCTTCAAACCCAGGTTTTTGATAAATAGCAGCTAATCCATTTGGTTGTTGCGCCATTGCAACATTGTTAGCATAATCATTTAAAAATATTTCGTCCATTATCTTCTTCCATCTGGTTGTGTATCAAACCTAAATAAACCTAATCTCCAATTTTCATTTACTGCATCATTTTGTACTTTAAAAGATGCTAGTCTTGCTCTAGCACGTGTATCTACTTTATCAGTTGATGAATTAATTGTAAATGGTCCAAGAGGTGATGAAGTTGCGGTATTCGATGGGTAGTCTCTAAGATTTAAAGTAACTTTTGCATTACCAGTTAAAACTTTAAAATCCGGTACAAATCTTCTTATCTTCATTAAATATTCACCATCTCCATCAACATCTAAATCAAAATCTCCAGACTCTATGTAGGCTTGTATTGCTGTATTAACACCTGCAAATGTAGTTTCATTTACACCTGTTTCATGTTCATAATATGTTGTAGCACCTTGTGATGTAGATATGCCATTTACCACAGGATAAGTTGGTGCAACATTTTCTGTAAATTTAGTTAAATAAGGTTTATCATATATAGATGCATCAACTCCTGATGTTCTCGCTAATGAACCTGTTACCCAAGTTCCTTCTGCATAATTATAAGTTACTACTCTGTCTACTGCGGTAGAGCCAGATTTAACATAGAACCAAGATATTTCTGAAAATAAACTGTTATGTACAGCACAAACTTGTTCTCCTGCATCACTGTTAATTCCTAAATTATCTGCTGTTGTTTGAAATACAAAGTCCTCAACTAAACATGGTAGCTTTTTAACAGTACCATCATAAACAAAAAAACCACCTTCATCAGACATCCAGTATACAGCTCCATCTACGAATGCTGTTGCGTGTTGTCCAATTAATCCACAGTTAGCACCTACTTGCCTTACTGAAAATGTAAATGGTGGTCCTACAAACTGCGTCACATAAGCAGCAGTATTGGTATGAATCATAATATAGTCTTTACCTTTTGTTGCTCCAATAATCTGTGTTCCGTTATCAATTCTAAAAGTACCTGCAGTATTTACTGAAGTTGGTTGATAATCAGATATATTTTCTTGATCTGAAAATCTAATAAACATTTTATCTTGAGTAGATGTATCACCAATTGTTGTTTCAGTTCCTAAATGAAACAAATGTCTATCTTGGTCTGATACAATTGTCATAACTGATTTAGTAGGATTATTAGCTACTGAGGTTGCTCTAGTTGTTAAAGCCCCCGTTCCACTAGCTTGAATAGGCAACCATTGAAATGTTCTACCATTATGTACTGTTGCAATTAAATTTTGTCCAAAGTTATCTAATGACCACATACCAGGATCTAAGAATATATCTGTTGCAGTTCTAGGTGTACCCCAAGTATCTTGCCCCCATTTACCGACACCCCATCCAAACGCAGGATTTTGAAACACATCTCCAATTTTTATATAGGGTAAAACATCTAATGTTCCGTCATTCGTGGCTCCTGTTCCTGTTTCCGCTGTAGGCATTTCAATTGTAAATGTTGTGGCTGTTGGAACTGTTTTTACTTCAAATAAAACATCATCAAAATCTGTAGCTGTGTAGTTTGTTTGACCTCCAGTAAAGGATCCCGCATTTTCAAATGTTGTAATATCTCCTACTTCTAAATCATGTGAACTAGCAGTTGTAATTGTTACAGTTGTTGATCCGTTAGTCGTTGTTATGTTTGCACCAGTAGATTGTCGGTCAGGATCAATCGGTGTAATATCATAAAAATCACCATCATAATAAATATATAAACATCTATTAGTACCTATTGCTGCATACTTACGTCCATCTAAATCTGCATATACATGTTGTTCTCTTGCAACCCCTATTAAAGTATTGGCATTTAATTCTTGCCAACCACCAATTTTTTCAGGCATTCCGTACCTAAACCTAACATTATCACCATCTACCCATACATTTTCAGCTTGGGTATCGGTAATTTGTTTATTAAATCCAGGTCTAAAAGGTATTTTAGTTAAAGCCATAAGCTTATTTTACAATAAATTAGTCTTTGAGTATATAACTTGACTATTTTACAAAAGAAGGAAGACCAAGTAAAGGTCTGCCATCAAACTTATTCTTCTCAGCAAATTGGCCATTTACATGATTATAATGTAAAAATACTTGACCACAAACATTGCCTTTAAAAGGTTCTCGCCAATGTTCTAATTCACATCCAGAATAGACTAACATATCCCCTACTTCTAAAAGCACTTCTGTACCTGCTGGTGCATTAGGTTTTATAATACCTTTATACTCATCTATAACTGTATCTGCACCTGTACCATCTATAAATATAGGCCAAGGATCCCCACCTAAATTTAACGTGGTTGATATTTCACAAGAAGGTCTATCTTTATGTCTTCTTAATATATCTCCGTTTTTATATATTCTTGCATAAGAATAAGTTGGAATTAATTGTAATCCTGTCTCAGAAGCCATGACTGGTAACATCTTAACTAACAATGTTTCCATTACAGGATCTGCATAATGTGAATACGTATTAGGTATTTGTTGATCCTTCCAAGTACCAAACATACCATTGTCATAAATAATATTATTTTGATACATAAAAGCAGCTGCATCTCTTTTAAGTAGAAAATAATTAAATATAAAATTAGCTAATTCATAGCTAACTGCTTTTTTGATTACTTGATATTTATTGAAAGCCATCTTGTATAAAATTAAAACTGATTGATATCCTTATATCATTTGTTTGATTAGGTTCAACACAATGCCATAACCACGCTGGGAACATTATAATTCTTCCTGGTACTGGTTCTAGATGTGCTTCACGCCATAAATGTTTTGGTGGTCTACCTTGTTTTCTAACAGGCATCATAGTTTGTATTCCTGGTCTTGGATCATTAACTACTAACTCTCCAGATTCTTTAGTAGCTTTAACATAATAAACACCACTATATAATGAATTAGGATGTACGTGTGGTCTATTATAACCACCTTGATAATTAATATTAGCCCACATATTACCTAGTCTTGGTTTACGATCTAGCCATTCTTCTATGTAAATTTCTTCTTGCATCTTATACAGTTCATTAACTAATTGTTGGTATTCAGGTTTTAAATGCATATCCGTTGTAGAATGCCAACCATTCATATTTGTTTTTTTAACTCCTGGGTCTTGTTGACTCCAATTAATAATATGATTTGCTAGAGTATTATTATCTAGTTGAATATCTTTACCATAAATAATAGTTGGAAAGAATTGTTCTTTAATCATCTAAATGGTTTACCTCCAAACCAAACTACCAAAGATTGTCTAACACCACGTCTAACAGGGTTCACCCTATGATTTAAAAATGATGCAAAAATAATTGCGTGACCTTGTTTAAGTTCTGCAAATTTACCTGGTGCCATTAATTCTAAATCACCACCTTCAAACTCTGCTGGGTCATTCAATAATAAAGTCATTGATATTTTTCTAACTGGCGGTTCGTGTTGCATATTGACATCACAATCCATATGCCAATCATAGAATCCTCCTTCTGGATATTCTGTAAATTGTGCATTCTCTGTAACTCTAATATCACCAAATCCAAAATGATTTTCATTTGCTTTTTGTATAAATGAATGAAGATCACGATACATATGTGGCATTTCATGAAATGGAATCCAAGAAATAGTGGTAACTCTTTTTTTAGTATCAACACCACCTCCTGGTTTATTCATACCGACTTGTGCTGTTTGTGGTTTTTGTCTTCGACCACATTCAACAATCTGTCGACATTGATCGGGTGTAAATAATGGTGTCGTTGTTTGAACTATCCAACTTTTCCATTTCGGTTCTGTCATATGCATATTTTCGTACATTAACTTACTCCTCTGTTTTCAATTGGGTTGTATGCTACATCACAATTTGCAGCTAAGGTTCTTCTCATACCTTGACCATTGAATGGATATACACAGTGTCTCATATCATATGGAAAAATATAAAAATCTTTTTCTTCCGTATTTGGTTGATAATCTACGTTTGCAAACTGACCCGATGCTGAACCTAATATTTGTAATCGTCCATTTTGTGGTTGATGTGCCGATGAATATTCTACACCATAACTTTCAGGTAGTTTTAAAATCATTACAGAAGATAAACCTGTATATAAATTACCTTGGTGCACGTGCACTGGATTATATTCGTTAGCTTGCATTTGATTAACCCAAATAGAATTTAAATGCATCTTATAGTTTCTAACTTTATTCCATTTTAAATAATGGTCATACTTTGACATAAACCAATCTAAGACTATTTTAGGGAGTAGATTATGTCGAATCATTTTAGATTGATCTTCGCCATCATAAAATAAACTATGTTCATTATGTATTTTACCAACGAGTTGTCTATTAGCAGGATGTAAGTTTTGAAAATTAGATTCATAGACGTGGTTAATTATTTGATACACATCTAAAGGTACTTTATATCGTAATACCGATTGACCTAGAAATATAAAATTAAAATCGGATGTGTCCATACTTCTGTCTAATCCTTTCTGGAATTTTATCTAAATATTTATTAGGTTCTTTTTTAACTACATTTCTTATCGTATGCATATTTCTTCCAACAACTTTATCGTCATAACCTATACCATTAACATTGATTTGTTGCAAATTATCAAATCTATGTTCAAAAGGTTTAATTCTTAAAAATTGATATAAATTATTAAATACTTCTTCTGGTCTAGCTACCATATCATCATATTTTATAAAGTGACACATATCAGGATAATTAAATGCATTTTTAATTGCTTCTAAATCTTTTGCAACTGCACCATCTTTATTCATAATCATTCCTAATTTTTTATCGTCATTTTTTAAATTAAATCTATTAGGAAAGGCATCAGGATTTTCTGTATACCATTTCATATAAGATGCTAAGACATCCATTAAATCTCTTAAAATAACAATACATTTAAAAGGTTTTCGATAATGTTTTTGCATTAGCATTAAATTACCAGGGGTCATTACGGGTCCACGATCAATGATATATTGTTGTGGCCAATCTTTATAATAGTTATCAAATACTGAATCCATTACATTATCTAATGAATCGTGATCTGGATAGTTATGAAAGACATCTGTTTGTTTTAACAGAAATAAATCTTTCATTATCTCTAATGTTATTGAATTAGGTGTACAAACGATCTCAGGATTCTGATTAATAATACTTGCAAATAAAGTATTACCAGATCGAGGAAGTGCAACTAAAAAAAATAACTGTTTATTCGGATTCTGGTTTCGCGCCAAGTCCATTGGTGTTATTCGCTATT